ATCGCTCGTCGGCGCGATCTCGCCGATGCTCGTTAATGAGCCGATGGTTTTTATCAGGTTGTCAGCCGAATCATAGGCAGGAGCATACTTGATGCTCGTGCCCATCCCCTTTAACTTTGCCATTTAATCACCCCCAGGTTAGGTAGGTGTGACAGCGCCGGTGATGCGCAGGGTGGCCCCGAACCCGACAACGCCATCCACATCAGCGGAGCCGATAGAGTAGCCCTTGACGAAAGCGTTGAAGGTTGCCCCGCCGCCGCTGCTGGGGAAGGTAATCACGCAAGGCTCCGCATCGCCAATCGCAAACTGCGCAATGATTTCAGCCTGTCCAACATCAGTCTTGTCATAGTAGCCTGTCAGCGGCAACTCGCCGCTATCCTTGAAGCCCTGAAAAAACTCCCGATAGCCATCTGCCGAATCAAGCGTGGTCTTGTCGATCTCGTCAGACGTGACAGCCAACTCACCGATGGAAGTCAGCGCCCCGACAGCCTCCGAATTGAAGGTAATGGTAGTGCCTAATGCACGAATTTTAGCCATTTATTGTTCTCCTTTTATTGGTATATCCGTTGTTCATCGAGCCGAATCAAGGCTCTGTATCGCATGTTCTTGTGATGCACTCGCGTGTCCTGCTCATACAGGTCATAGGAGAATGTGCGCTTGAGCCGCAACGCCGCAAGTGCCGTGTCCACCGCCGATGCCATGGTTGCGGTCGCTTCGGGTGTCATCGCCCATACATCAATCGTGTACTCAACTTCCGTCACAAACTCGTTGCCGTCCGCTTGCCCATACTCGCGGTTATTTGATTCGTACCAAGTCACACAAGGCACATTCATTTCACCTTGAGGGTACATATATAAAACGGTGTAACCCGTGCCTGACAGGGCGGTATAGACTTCCGCTTGCATGCTGTCCATCATTTCGCCGCCTTTCGTATGGCCTTTTCAAGTTCTTTACGGGCGAGATACTCAAAGGTTGATTTGTTTGCATTAAGCGCTGGCATCATGTAGGGATATGGCGGATTTCTCACGCCGCCAAACTCATTATGAGTGCCTTGCTCGACATAAACGGCATAGGGCATATTCGCCGCCACAGTCCCTGTCACGCTGGTTGGCGTAAAATCTATGTCGGTATTTTGCGCGATGCTTCTGCCAAGGTCGCCCGTGCGATTGTGGATATTGGCCTGTGCGTCTGCCATTGCAATCATTGTTGTCGTGTAGACGGCTTCGCCCAATGCGTCCAGTACATTCCCGCCCATTGCGTTTAGTTTTGCCATCAGGCTATCAAGCCCCTTGATTACGATAGCCATTTACGCCCTCTTTTCGATGGTCATCGCTGTCAGGTCTTGCCATGCGGCCACTGACACGATCAGCCATGGGGGATTGGCCGTGTTTTCGCCGTCAAGCCATATGCCGTCACCCACCGCATAAGCGCCGTTAGGCAGGATAACAAGCCGCATCCTGTCCGCTCGCTCGCCATACTCCGTGCGCATGGCTGCACTTGATACAGGCTGCACATCGCCATGCACAGTTGCCGGGGTGCCTGTCCATGTTACTGTCACGCTCCCCATTGAGCCTGTTGAGAGCGTAGGCGTAAGCCATTTAATGGCCTGTTCACGCCGTTTAAGGTGCCGCATTCATATCAACCACCCTTGCCAGTGTGTACGCCCTTAAGAGGGCTTGCAGGGCGGGGGAGAGGCTTTCATAGGTGACGGATACCCCGCCCTCACTATGACTGCTCTCCCCCTCCGCTCCACGCTTGCCCCACGCGCCGACGGCAATGTCAACCTGTGCGCCTTCGAGGGCTGTCGGTACTGATGCCTGTCCAGTCACGCCAAGGATGAAGTATTCTGCGTCCTTGATGTACTGCCCGATCAATGCGTCCTGAGATGCGACAATTATGCCAGTCCGCACCTTGAACAACACAAGTTTTTCATTGTCCGTCATGCGTTACTCCTTAGGAATTATTAGTCGTAATGTCATCGCTCACGCTTGCGATGATGAACCCAGTCGCGGCAACCGCTTTGACAACCGTGATTTTGTTGTGCGTTGCCGTAGGCGTGAAAGAGAAAATCAAGGCGGTGCATACCGTCCATGTGCTGTCTACCTTATCGCCATACAACGGAGCCGGGGCAGTATCCTTTGCCGTTTTGTAATAGTAGGCGTTGCCGGCACCCGCAGCGCCAGTAATCGTGACCGTGGTCTGACCAGCCTCGGTCGCGTGTGCCGCAGACGTCGCAACGGCAACGGCCAAGTACTCGGTGCTGATGCTGTTCTCGATGCCACGAATCACTTCGTACTTGCCATCACCCTGCGTGGGCGCCACACCAAGGTAGGCGGCGATCTGGTCAACCTGTTCACGGGTGAGTTTGTCAAGCACGGTCAATTCGTGTTTGTTCACGTCCTTGTCGATGCCATGAATCGCGTCCAAAAACGCGATAGCAGCGGCATCATCCTCGTCTACAGCGCACGCGCCGTTGTACCACTTCACCGCGCCCTGATCTCCGTT